ATGCGCCCATACTACATAAAGAAAGGTAATCTCTACTTACACGTACAAACGACTGCACACGAAGAATATCAAGACTATTCAGATATCGATACGATGTTCACGATGCAGTATGTGTTTAAGAAAGAAAAGGACGGAGCAAAGACTTTCTATGATTCTTCAGAAGCCAGCACGTATATAGCAAAGCGGAGAATTAAGGGAGTAGAAGTTGAGAGGGATTGAGAATATTTATGCGCAAATCTAATCATTTAATCAGTATTTGCGCATTATTTTGCTCATAGTGCTCTCACGCATATACTGACATTTACAGAAGTGTTAATTGTGTGAGCTGTGCAGCTCGATAAAAGCAAGCACAGCACTGTTATGAATGTTGCTATTTTTGAGCGTTTGCAGTTTACTTTAATTATCAATCGCTGCGTATTGTAATTGCCCTGCGACTCGATTCGTCCATCCTTTTCCATACCGCCCCCACGTTGAAAGCTTTGTGTAATAAGTCAAACGTTCTGCATTGAATTTCATCAACACATCATTTAGATCAGCGTCATTGACCGCTTTTAAAGTTATCGGTCCAATAATTCCGTCATCCGCAACGCCAACCGCTGACTGCAATTTACGCTTAGCAGTTGCCATACCTGCATTGATAGCAAAATCCCAAACTTGGAAAACAATCGCTGAATCAATTTTGTTTGCATTTAGAGCATCCCACCAATCGCGTTTATAGATTTGTTTCGCTTGCTCAAGTGTCAGATTTTTAATATCAAGGTGCGGATAAGTCATGGCTGAAATGCCGTACTTCGTGCCCTTCAATTGTCCTTTGCCTATGATGCCTGTGGTCCAGTTACCACGATCATTACGATCATTTGTGAATCGACCTTCATGACCAATAAGGCGTTTAAATGCTTCGTCAAATGTTAGCTTGCTCATCACGCACCCCACTTATTCACGTTTTTCTTTAAGTACTCTTCAATGAACGTACTACCTAAAATCCCTAATGCACATGCGATTGCTACAAGTGCAACAGGGCTAAGATCAGGAAATTGAATTAATACGATGCCTGCGATTGTTGACGTTGCAGATCCCAAAATTGTTCGCCCGATGATTAAACGAGCTGACAAGGGCTCGCTTGAAACTAGTAGCCTACTCATACCGATTAGCGCTCCTATTACAACTAAAGTGAAAAGTGTTTTTTCATGCTCTTGCATGATGATTTCCCCTAATTTTTGGTAATAAAAAAGCCCTAGCTCATTAAAAGCTAAGGCTTGATGTGTTTGGTTGAGTGTTAATTCACGTCCTTTAACACTTTTGCTGCTGCTTGCCCAAGCACTAAAAATCCCCGTGGACCCGTAGGATGGCAATAGTCATTCGCCCATGCTGTAGTTGCTTTCTGAACCAAAATTGTTGCTCCTGATGCTGGAACATTGGCATCAAAAATCAGCTTGAAAGCACGTGTTAAGTTTGAAGTGTTTGCAAGTGTCGGATCAGTGATACCGCTTGCCCAATGCTTTGATAGACCGCCCGTGATTCGCACTTTCTTATGCTCAACACCATCTACAAAAACTTTCGGATTCGGGAATGTGTATGCTCCGCCTGATGTCAACGCATACTCGCTTGCCCCCGTGCTTGTGATTGTTTGATGATCTGAGACGACTTGCGAATATTGAAAATCAAAACTCGCATTGTAGTAATCAACAAATCCTACATTTTTATCTTTCGCTACTTGTTGTGCTAACTCTCGATAGCCAAATAACTTTCTTAGATAGAAATGTGGAACACCTGCTGTAGCAATATTGATTTTACAATCTGGTAAAGCAGACCAAATCATGTCCGCAAGCTGCTTATTCTGATCAACCCAAGTTGGTGCGTTGTAGATCATCACAAACTCAGACAATAAATCATTCAGTGATTCGGCTTGATAAAACTCATCTGCCGATATTGAGCGATTTAATGTGATCGTCTTTGTAGCGTTGTCATATGCTTTGATGACTCTTACAGCGACTCGCTTATGATTACATCCGTAGTCTCCGATAATCACAGCATCTCCGACTGTAATACTCGCATCAACAACATTCGCTGCAAGCGTGATTGTATTCGATGTAATCGCTGTCATTGGGATGCGAACATCTTGCACACTCTTGTCATCTGAATTGCCGTAAATATATCTAAAATAGTTTGCAGTTGATGCGGACAAAATTTGACTATTTGAGACACCTGTTTTAAGCATGTGCGCAGTGAACTTCCCTGTGCTTGCATCATCGTTTGTACATGATTCAATCATCACAATGTCAGGATTGAAGTTAATTACTTCTTGAATTGTATTTAGCTTAATAGCGTCATCAATAAACTCAATAGCACTCCAGCCGCCAATCCCGGCATTCATGATGTGATGCATGCGATTCGTCACAAAGTTTAAATCAAGATACGGAGTTGAACCCGTTGCACTCGAATGCAGTGCTTTGATTTTCAACTTATAAGTACGTGACTTGCTATCGCTAAACTTCCAAGTCTTAACACTACGCTGATCAGATTCTCTGAACCCAAATCCACTTGAAATAGCAGTCGGATTTGCTGGGTCATAAGCTGTAGAACCATCACCGTACTGATACTCTAAAGCTGTGGCATAACCTGCACCAACACGATCAATCGTACCCTTCAAATGACGAATGTTTTCACCTTGTTTATATGTGACAACAACCGCACCTGTGGGCGCTTCTTTAAACCAAAGCGCATGGACAACTCGGTTATTCACACTGTCATAACGCCGAATAATCATGTAATCATCAGTGCTAGGAATTGCATTGCTTGTAGCTAATTTACCTACTTTAGCAACACCACCAACAGTCACAACATGATCATAAGTGAAACAGCCATCCAAGTTGAATTTAATCGTTGAGCTGTTACCTGTGAAATTTTCCGTGCGTGAAACGCTCGGCTTTGTAGATGTATCAAATGTGTCGTAAAGCACATTATCAACATATAACTCAACTAAACATGCGCCAGCATTTTCACGCTCGCGTGCGATTGAGAGAGATAGCTCATCACCATCTAAGTTGAACGATACTTCACTATTTAATCCACTAATACGTTTAGCTGAGCCAAGATAGAAGTCGTTTCCTGAAAGTGTAGTTGCCGCTGGTGCAATCGTTGAGGCATGGATTGTCTTTGCGTATTGATTACGTAGAATCTGCTCCACTACACCAACATAGCTACCTTCTCCAAGATAACCCTGACCCCACGTGATTGATGATCCGGCAATCGCTACACGATATGGTTTTGTCGGTAATTTTGAAGCGCCTGTTGCATTCCCGATTTCCGACTGTAGTACAGCAATATCTAAAGTATTTTTCTCTGAAAGCACTTTAGCTTTTGCATAGTCACGAGATGCTTGATTGATGTATAGATTTGAGCCACTTGATGGCATTAACCCAAAAGGAACTTCATCCCAATCAATCGTTATAACCGCACTTACACCTGAACCACCACTTTGCGGAACTGTGATAGTTTTTAATCCTGACTGCACTACATCTTTTGCAACATCTAATCGGCTAACAATAGTCGAGCCATTGCTGATAAAAATTCGAGTTGCATAAGTGTCATCTTGTTTTGCAATCGCTGAGAAACGCAAAGTCATGGCTTCTGTTGCGCCTGTTATTTCAACGCCTTTTATTGCCAAAGCGGTTTTTTTCACTGCATCGGGTTGATTTACAAAAGAAGATGCATATGCAGGCTCAAGCCAATTTGGTGCTCGAAGCGCATTCCAAGCTGTAATATCGCTCTGTTTAATATCAACAAAAGTGTTTATTGCGTTCCAGTTCACTAGAACTGGTGAAGCACTACCTAAGTTCGTAACTCCAGCTGGCAAAGCATCCCAATTAATTGTAGCAACACCGCTTAGACCGCTGCTATTTTGTGGAGCTAACGTAACTGTCTCAATACCGCTTTTTTCAACTGTATTTGCAATGATGTACTGAAGCACAGCAACGTTACTTTCGTTGTGAATGATTATGCGAGAGCCGAATGTTGCGTCATTTTTTGCTAATGTAACTAGCTTAAGAAGCTGACCGATTGATGCGCCAGTAACTGTTATTCCTTTAACTGCTTTTATAGCTGTTCTTGCATTTGCAACACTAAAGATCGCGTCAGCTTGAGTTTGAACAACCCAATCAGGCAGAATTGTGGTTTTAACATTTGTTAAGTCAGCACTATTTACAGCAATATTACTTGTATTTAAAAACTCTTGAAGGTAGACATTATTATCAAAAAACAGATCAAGTGCAGTCACTGACGTACCGTTTGATAAAACATCCCAATCTATTAAAACTTTACCAGATCTATTGCCCGTCAAATTGTACTCTTGAATGCCCGCCACAACAGTCTCAAATGGAATTACAATTGAAGAAATTGCGCCCGTATCATCATTGATTACAACTCTACTTCCAGCACTAGCGACATTTTTATTAAGCGCCGCAATAGAATACTGTTTACCAGCCACTGGATTCGTAATTGTGACTTTCTTGATGGCTTTTGCAATTAAGTATTTATGTGATGCTTCACTCAGAGCTGCGACAGCTCGTTTTGCTGAAACTGTTAAGTAGTTGCCGAAAGTTGTAAGGCCAGCCGCATTTTGATTTGCAGCATTCAACCAATTCTTTCCAGTCGGAACCCAAGCTGGAGCAGGTGAAGCTGCTGGATCCCAACGATATTCGTCGCCTGTTTCTTCAACACGTGCGAGCTGAAAATCGTAGGATGGAGTAATCGTATTTAATTCAGCTAAGTTTGCAGCAGTGATGTATCCACCAGTATTTTCAAAATCTAATACAGCCTGATTAATGATTTCAATTGCCGTATCTACATCAACTTTTAAATTTCCAATATCATCTAAAGCTTCATCAATCAAAGTGATATCAGCTTTTCCATCAAGCCCAGCTAGAACTTTCCGCAAGATCATAAGTATGTCAGCAAGGCTATTAGCATTACTTAATATGGCGTTCCAATTCGTTGCCATACATCATCTCCTGGCAATAAAAAACCCGCACCTGCGGGTCAAAACCTCGAATATTACTTAAACTATTTCGCTTTAATTACATATATCGCAGCTGTGTTACGTGGCCTATTCTCATCTGCAGTGGGTACAACTTTAGATGCATTAAATTCGTATACCTTTTGAGAAGATGAGGATCCATCTTGTCCACTGCTAGTTCCGACAATCTCAAATGCACCAGTCACTATAGAGTCGCTAAACCCACCAGTAAATCGGCCTGTAATGTTTCGGATTGCATCCCCTTGAGTGCTACCCAAGCCCCTTCCAGCGTCAACACCTTTCCCGTGATCCCAACCACGAACAAATTCAGCCCGATAGTCTGGAACTGCAAATGTATTAGCATCTCCGCCATACATATTTCCAAGTTTTTCAGCCAACTTTGGATAGTCAGCCTTATTGTAAATTTGACCATCACATTCAAGATGATTAGAGGGAATGGTCTCAAATGGACAGATATAGATTAAACCTATACTGTCATCATCTCTTGTGATTAAACCACTGACCTTTTCAACGAGATCATCACTAACATCGATAATCTCATTGACCTTTTTGGTCAAAGCATTAAAAAGCCAATTCATCCACTGACGGGCAGGTTGTAGTCGCACTGGGAAGCCTGCTTCAAGATCCAGCTCATCTGTGTTCTTCACACCCGTTTTGGAAAATTCAGTTAATTTCTCAATACTCATCTTCGCCCTCGAATATCAATCTTACGCCCGAAGGCAAAGGGAACATTAATTTGACTAACTCTCGTTCAAACACTTCAAAACTTGAAAGGAATGAAAAAGTTATCGTCATGTCCTTGTTGTCTTTAAACTTGAAAGGCTTATCGATCACGAGAGAAATAATTTCTTTCGCTGATACTTCGGTACAGTCACTTTTATTCAGCAAGATTTTTGCTTTAATCACTCGCTTAAACAGTGCTGGTGACATCTTAAGCGCCGTATAACCACTCATCCCCGACTCACGCCAAAACCCAGATTTAAAGCTTGGATCGTCAGTCTCACGCCATGGCAATGACGCTGGCTGGCCCTGAAATCCAAAATAAGGAACTGGTACTGAGTTGGGGATTGAGTTCGGTGCACCCACCCAATCCGCAATAATCTGCAGTTGATCTCCTTTCGCCGTTTCTAGATCGAACTTACTACCAAGATCATTAAGACATTCAAAACAATCGATTAAAGGATTGAGTGAGGCCTCTACAGTCTCTTTGTACTTGGGTTTATCTCGATGCTGGCTGGTCAGCAATGCGATGTATTTGCTTGCATCCATTTAGAACCCCCCAGACGTATTAATCTCAATATTGTCTGTATCGCAATAAGCCACGGCGTTAAATGCCAAGCTGTAGTCGCTCTCGATCGGTACTTCATTGGCAATGATCTGGATTGAATCGATCTGATATGTTTCCGAGTCAAGATTTCCGAACAGACCGGCAGGAATCCACAACTTATTCATCATGATTCGATCACCAATATCTAATTGATTCACATAGTCAGCCAGATTCTGCTTAATGTTGTTTTCAATCTCCTTGGTGTATTCAGAAGAGCTGACAATATTGAGCTTAAATCCGATATTGATGATATCTGGACGATATAGTGAAACGATTTCCTCATCTCCAAAAGAGTTGACCACCGTTACGTTGACATTGCCATACCAACCACAGCCTAAACTTTTTTTTGCCCGCATAACATCAGCAATTTCCGTTGCATCACCTCCAGCGACAACCACACACAAGCTATGTGAAGGAATGCCTAGACTGTTTGTAGAGTCAGTGTCATTCTCATAAGTCTTGCAACGAGAAATACCATGTAAGCTAAAGATTGCACCCTTAATGCTGTCGGTCTTTGATTGTGAAGGAATGGCTACCGAAAGCGCTTGGCGTTGTCTCAGTTTTGCATCTGACTCTACTGGCATACCTAATGACGATGCAGCGGGATTGTTTACCCCCTTCCATCCACGTGTAGGCTTGCCAATGATCTTAATGGTATTGCTCATGGCTAAGATGGCACCTGGATTCTTAGCCGTGGCAGTAACGACAGTTTTTCCAGAATCGCCAATCGTCACCAACTCAGGAAAAATCCATTGATTACCGTTGTCATCAAGTGCATAGCCTTTGGTGATTTCTGTACCAGGCACACCCGTGATCTCTAAATCTACTGTAGAGTATGTTGGTATCTGGCGAGCAATCCCATTTATGGCCACATTGCGAGAAAGAGCATCTTTCTTGGCTGTCTTGGGTGAAAAGGTTGAGTAAGCATCCACAATGGCAGCATTTACATCTGCGATCGCACGGGAAAATACACCAATCCACTGTCCGTCCTGACTATCGTTTTCAAGGTATGCATCTTCGCCGTAAATGCTTTTGTATTGCGTCTTGAGATAATCCACTATCTCGTAATAGGTGGGTGCCAAGGGACCACTATCGGTAATAACTGGCGCAACTGTCGTCAATGTCATGTTGTTAAGTCCCTGTTGTTAATGAATGCTTCGCCGTAAATGGTGTTTACCGTCATCGATACAGTTAAACGGCGTGTTACTGCATCTAATGAGCTTTGAAAGTCGACAATGTTATTTACACCTGGTGTTTCTAAAACACGTTGTCTTAGTGTGAGCTCATAAAGGTTCTTGGAATGCTTACCTACAATCGACTGACTCCATCCGGTACCATCCGTTGTGTCAGCAAACCATTCACCAAGCCAAAGCTTTAGCCTGGATAAAATTGCCTGTGCCACGGTCTCTGGTGAATTCACAAGAAAGTCATTCTTGCCAGATCCAAAAACATAGTCGCCATCATTTGAAAGTTTTCTATAGCGCATAAAAAAAGACGCTTTCGCGCCCCTCATATTAATTGGTCTATTGTTCTGGTGGACCTGATTTACTTGATCCTGACGCAACGCCCGTTGTGATGTGGCTGAGTAAGCTAACAGTCTTGGCCATAACATCTGTTAATGACTTAATTAGCCCTGTAACTGTCAAAGTCTTTTTCATTTCCACATCGCAATGAAAAACTGCTTTCTGGCCAATAAAATTGATAATTCCACCTGGTGTTATTTGGATCTTCGTTGCATTGTCATCACTGCGGATCTCGAGATTATCGGTCGATATACCTGATATCTTTTTCCCTTGGGATTGCGGTCGGAAAAATGCAAAGCCATCTGATAGATCATGATGCCGAGTATCAAATGGATTCTGAACACCACCAGATTGCCACCACAGGTCGATATTCCGCGATGAGAAGTTTACAAGGCATTCATCCCCCACATTGATTGGATGGGTGATAGTGAAGCCGCCAGCGCACGGAAACATAACTGGTACATCCTGCAGTATTGGAATTTCTAGCATTTCAATACTGCCATCTGGTGAACGTACTGGCACCTTAATTAATGGCCTTACTTCTACCGTGACAGCATCAGGATCATAACTCACCACTTCACATGGTAAGTTTGTCCAAATAGCCAAAATCTCTGCAGTAATAGCATCTTTGATAATACCGAGCAGATCTGGTGAACGCTCATTGATTGTTAATACCATTTTCTGTCCTCGGTGGTGGTGTCCAACTTTCATCGACCGCATTAATTGAGATGCCAGTTTTTGGCACCACAGCACCAAGCGCCGTACATACCATATTGCTGTACCACTCATCCCCACGGGTATCACCACTGTGCTCAATCGCTTGGATCACAAAAATACCCTTCGCATTGGTTGCCAGTTTTGGGGTTTTATAGGGCTGATCCACTTGCTGGCCGCTGTATGCGATATCGTAGTTTTCAGATTGCATATTCCGTGTATCGATCCTGATTCTGTCCATCCGTTTTAACTTTGGATTTAACAAGCATTTAACAAGCAAGCCTTCACTGGTTAGCTGTGGCATTCCAATCATGCCAGTCTCTGAACTTAGGTCGAAGATAGGCTGAATCGAGAACTTATCCAGTTCAGATGAATTGAGTACTCCTTCTGAATAGTCATAGGTGACATTATTCTCGCGGCCGACACGTTCAATAAACCCATGAAAGCTTCCGAACAAGGTACGTCCACGTGGGTATTTTTGATCGCTTAACTGGACCAGATTTCCTGCATCGATACCATATTTTTTAGCCTCTTCAATTACCAACTCATTTAAGCCGTGAATTGGTGTGCCTGCGGGGATAGATGTATTAATAACTGCATCGTTACGAACTTGATCACCAGCAATGGCCAATACACAAAGATAGGTATCAACTGGACTATATCGACCACGGCGGTATTGAAAAACACGGCCCTTAAAAATAACCTCAGGCTCATCATTGCCATAACTGCAGGCCAGGATAACTTGGGTATTTTTTTTATCGTCATCTACACCAGCCAATTTATTCATGGTCTCATGCGATAAATTATAGATATAGATCTCTGCAGCCTTAGGTTGTTCTTTCGCTGGCTGACTGACCACAAAAGTGATTTTAAAATCAGAAAAATCTAATGCGTCAGGCGTGTTTTGATCAACTTGGATTGTCAGTCTGCAATTACGCATCCATTGCATCGTCATATGTCACTCCAATACAGTTTTATGTTAGTTCCAAGATCACTAAAAGCCTGGCTCTCATCTTCATTGGTATTGAGCACATATAGTGCACCCTTAATGATGTGTTGATGTTGGACCAGTAAATTGTCACCCACTAACATTGGTAGGCCAGCAATCAAAGGATTCTCTGCGGTATCAAAAATATCTAAATACCATTGCTCAGCTCGATAGATCAGCTGCAATTTATACTGTGTGGTACCGAGTTTGATATTAAATTTTTGATTGCCATAATTAAGCGGAATTTCGTAGTTCATAAATCACCAAATTGATTTCCATGTTCCACCAACTTGAGCGCCACCCACAACTTGACCCAGTACTGATGCACTCACCTCCTTGGCTTGAACGGTGCCGCCATCTGCAACGCCTGCCGTTGCCTCTGGACTTGCCTGATTCTCGATTGCAATAAAGGTTGTTTGTGTACTCACGATAATCACTTTTTTAAACGTGATATCGATCATCAATACGTTTTCAGTTTGTAGATCCGTGGTGCATGCAAGGGACTTAATCAACATATTGGTATAAAGCCGCTTACCAGTTGAAATGATCAGAGGTAAAGCTTGTTCTTGTAGCTGTAGCAATGTTTGATAAACAATAGTCAAACTCGTATTACCACCTAGAACAGTGTCTCCAAGAAAACCATTTAATGTGCCTGCACTCTCTGACCAACCGACTTTCATCGTCACTTCTGGTGGCTCTTTGAATGCATGATCTGATATTGCCGCACCGACTTCCGTTGGATGCTCTGTAACTTTCAACTCATCCTTATGCTTTTCTTCGACAGTTACATCTGCAAAAAGCCCCATGATCGTTCGACCACGGCCAGACAATAAAAGAGAACCAAGGATCTCTGAATTTTGATTTGAAGTGACAGCGCCTAGACCGCCATCAATTAATGTACCTATTGCCATATTTCACCATTATGAAACTAGATATAATTAAGATAAATCGTCGCAAACTATAATCATGCTACTACCTTTAGATATTTCACCTAGCCAGAGCATTCAGCCTTTTGATGAGAGCTATAAAGATATTCTCATTTTTGTTTTTCCTAAATCTAAATCAGAGTTTTTCCCTTTCGCGCTCAAAATTGCGAAATCTGCAAAATTTTATTGTGAAAGTCATGTTTTCAACAAAGATCATTTTTTTGTTGGTTTTGAATTGGTACCAGACCAAATAAAAACTGCCTTGGCGCTATCAAGATATATAGGCGACTGGAAAGGGGTTTATGCATTAATAAACGGTATGGAAAAAAGCATTTACTTTTTAAACATAACTCTGTCTTGCATTCTGGAAAGCCAACTTGCAAAAGAACCAAAAAAATATTGTTGCAGTATTTCCAATAATTTTATCAAAAATGACGATTCTTATTGGATACACCCGTGTAGGATTGTGCTTACACAGCAAACCCATTTTAAAATTATCCCTAATTTAGAATTGACAATGAAAGATCAAATATTTGCTCAAGCAATTGCAAATGGTTGCGAATGGTGCCCAAATTTAAATTTGGATAATTTAAAGCAAATAGATATCAATTTAATGCTTAAGGATGTTAAATGAAAAAAATACTACTTCTCTCAGCTTTGGTTATAAATAGCTCTGGTTTATATGCAAAGCCTACATGTTCTGAGCTAAGCAATATAGCTGATAATAACTATGTTGAATTAGATACCTTAGAGCTTCAAAAGCTTATCATTCCAAAAGGTCAACGTGAGTTTTTCCATTCAGCTCCATCTGCTCAATGCAAACTTAATAAAGTGTTTATTATTCCTGATGATGTCGTAACAGCTTATTACACCTTTCAAAATGAAAATAAAACCTGGCTCTATGTTGTTTACACATCTAAGAACGGGGAAAAAACTGCAGGCTGGGTAACCAAAAATAATTTTAGGTTTCTTGGTACCACAGCCCTTGATGATTAACCTACAAGAACCCCTCGAGCTCCTCTAGCCATAAATACCATTGAATTTTCCTGATGACGTTTAACTGCATTTGCGGATTCCATTGGATTCGAAGCTCCGTTAATCGTCATATCAGTTTGGTAGGTCTGATGAACTACAACGCTACTAGCTGTCATAGCATTTGAATTATTTATCTGGGATTTATGTGGATTGCCAGATGGTGGCGAAGATGTATTCACATCGAAAGAAGAGTTGCTAAACATATTACTTAATATATTTGAGCTAGGTGCTGTTCTGGAAACAGTACCTTTTTTTACACCCTCTGCCTTGACCATACCCACTGCTAATGCCTCAAACTCTTTATTTGACATTTGACCAATCGTTTTCGATCTAAGATCCAAACCTAGACTATCACCTTCTTTAAAAATGGTATTTTCATATGCCGCATAATTTGTCTTTCCAGAGTAATCATCCTTTGCATAACTACGAAGCATTTTTGCAACTGTTTTGTCTGCATGTGCTGATTTCAACAATTTAGCCTTTGCTACAGCACCTGCTTCGTAAGTTTCAAATATAGCATTTCCCCATTGGTCAAGTGCCACAACACCTTCATAACGCTTTTTAGCATCAGATAAAGCTTTCTCTTTAGATCGCTTTGACTTTACAGATTTATCAGCACTACCTTTAAATTCGAATTTCAAATTACCAGGATTATTGTTTCTCCATGCAACTGTTCCATCATCTCTAGTTTCTGTAGATCCATCCGCCATTTTATATATACGACGCTTACCATCTACACCCACCAAATCTACAATTTTATTGGCGTCCGAAGAAACAGCATTTTTAACTGCACTTACTGCAGCAATTGCTGCACCAGTTGCAACGGACTGATATCCAATTTCACCACGCTCACGTTGTTCTACACGAGTTTGAGCATCAGAATTACCAAGCCATGCCAAACCTTTATCAACCATTGAAAATGTGAAATCAGTAAAACTGGCCACTTTGTCCTGAGTCGGTGTCACTTTTTTGGGATCTGTTGGATTGATGTACTTATTAACAGCATCATTTACTTTCTCTGCAGTCTTAGTAACACCTTCCTGAACCTCGGTCGCTACCTCTTTTAATGCACCTGCAGGATCTTTAATAATTTTCTGAATAAACTCGATTGTCTTGTCTTTGATCTTGTCGAGAATATCTAAAAAATCTTTGATCTTATTGATAATGGTATCAATGCCATTGGTCCACTTTGACCAGTCAAACAATGACTTGCCGCCTTCTTTCCACGTTTTGTAATCATCATATAGCAAGGCCAGTGCTGCACCTAATGCCAAGATAATCCCGATCGGCGAAGCAAGGAATGCGAGTCGGAATAGCTTAAGCAATCCGATAAAGGTTTTAAACGCCGGTATGAACTTAAGCAGTAATCCAAGTGACTTGGCCAATGCACCAAACATCAGAGCCAACATAGCAAAGCGCAGGCCAACGGCGAGCCCTTCTTTGATTTGTGGATTCAATTGTGAAAAGGCATGAATACCTGCCTGAATCAACTGATTCAACATTCTCAAAATAGGAATTAAAGCTTTACCCGCTTGCATGACGATGACCTGAAACCCTGTTTTGGTCATCATGGTCAAATCACGGTATTCGGTCATGAACTCATTGCCAGACTTGGCCAAGTCATTATTCATGCCGAGTTCTTTCTGGATCTTCTGGTATTTATCCATGTTGGCCATGAATTTACCGTCACGCATGGCCATCAATGTATTTTGATCAATACCAAGGGAATTGGCATAAGCATTTGCTTGATACGATGGCATCTTGGCTAAAACACCGCTCAGATCCTTCATCACCTCCACGCGGTCACGCATTGCGCCGTTTGCGTCTCTGGTATTTACACCAAGACTTTTAATCTGCCCTTCATATCCTGGTGAATTACGAATCTTTTCAGCCAAAGCCTCCAAGGTGCCGACTGCACCCTCAGCACTACCACCCAACTGAGCAATAGCATTCCCATAGGCATTAATGTTTGTAACACTGGCACCAATACGCTGAGATGAGAAATACAACTTATCCAACTCACTAGCCGTTTGTTTTACTGCAAGTACTGCACCAGTGGCCAAAGCCAATAAAGCGCCGTTAAGTGCCTTAGCTTTCCATTCAATGCCATCCATGGCACTTTTCATATTGGCTAAGCCTGAATTGTCTGTATCAAATCCAAGCGAAACCAAGAAATCACGAATTACACCATCTGCCATGGGAACCACCTATTTATTTTTTCTTTTGTGCTCTTCATTTAGCAAATATTCATTATCTGCTACGACATCGAGCGCATCATTCATGTCTGCTATATCTGCTAGATCCAGCACACCATTTTTTAAGGATTCGAATTTACACATGCCTTTAATCACTGGCCGCATGAGCCAATCCGACTCATCCGGCATAGATCTAAAGCTTATGGTTGCTTCATGCTCGATGCCTTCATAAGCAACCCTTGAATAAAATTTCCCAAGTTGATCCGGATTGTGGCAATCACCAGTGGTAACAGTTGCGTCATATCGATGTCATCAAACATGATTGTATTATTGCGACAAACAACCCCACCGCTGCGCTTAACTACAGCAAGACACTTGAAAATGATGTAATTCACATCTTCCTCAGGCATTTGTGCAATTACATCCATTAAAGGAGAAAATGCATCTGCAAGTGGCTCAAGATCGCTGAGATCGGCCTCTATATCGCTATGAGGTGGCGTTTCTACTTCTCCCTGAGCATCTGCTGTTTCAGTCCAGTTTCGAGCTTGTTGTGCTTTAATAGCTGCAATTGTTTTATCCAAATCACCTTTGGCCACTTCCGCAATGATCGGCATCAACTTAGGCACAATCGGTGCAATTTTTCGGGATACATGAAACTGATCGACCGCATTTAAGCGGCCGATCGTGTATTCAATTCCATTAATTTCCATAACCTAAAACCTTACTCGTATGTGCCTAATTTCATATCGACTTTGATTGAGTCGAATACCCATTCCACGATGCCGCCGTCTTTTGCATTCACATAGTCCGGGACTTTCTTAAATGCACACTTGGTGGCTGTATGGTTATCCCCTGAACCGTCATGATTCAGTGTGATAGTGTTTTTGCCCCACTTCACAGAACTATTTTTCTGCAAGTTATATAGATTCATTAACTTGGCATTAGTCGGTGAAGTTTTAAGAAAACGAATAGTGATTTGACCAGAATTGTCGGCATGCAATGAATGCATTCCCTCACCATCTGCCCCAATGGTCATGGTGTTTTTATCACCAGCCATGGCAAAGGTAATACCTTCATCCGAAATAGCTGCGCCATAACCTAAATCAATCACCGCGTCTGCACTGGTTAAAGTGCAATGGGTATCCATAAAAGAATATGTACTCACGAATTACTCCTTAACGGTTTACTGCGACAAGAACATCAGCAAAGTGGGTTGCACCTGCCAACTTGACTGCGATTTGAAATACTGGTGCCTTACGTGCTTCACGATCTGCCTGAGGCTGATCATCAAGGCTATTAGCAAACACGTAATAAGCTTTTGGAAGGTAGTCGCCTGTTTCAAGCACACCGAAGCTGTCACCATTCCAGCGACCAGGACCAAGTAAGCCATTAGTCACGCCCTGTTCACATGCAGACTCAAGCACACCACACTGACGGTTCACACCAGCGCCTGTTTGTGGGATCTTGGTTGTGTTGGTGTAGTAGAGATTCCATAAGGCTGTCTCTAAGTGATTCTGGAACCAATCTAGGCCGTGGATCTCATCAAAGAAGGTACCGTCAGTCATGACACCTTCCTGCAGGATTGCAGTGTCATTGTTATAGGTGGCATACACATTACAGTTAATTGCTGCCAATGCTTTGGCCTCTGCAGTTTTAAGATCCTCTGCAGCAATGCCAGGAAGCTGCTTAAACTTCATTGTGATCGTGGTGTTGGTTCCCATGAAATTCACAGTGAAAGCACGGCCAAACATAGATGCCGCCGCATAAGGGTTATCGCTAGAGAATAAAGTAAAAGTACGGCGATAATTTTTCTGCTTTAGCTTGTAAGGAATGCTAGTTATATCAGTAGCACTTAAACAGTTTTCATCCTGAGATGTATAACCAAACACACGTGAAGGATCTGCTGCTTCTATCAGAGCAGATACATCTAGTGCCTCTTGCTCGGTAAGATCTTCTGCTATCACGAGACCGTACCATTTTAAAGACTCTAAACATGCTTGAACTACTTGCTGAGCAGTCTCAGGTTCAGCACCTTCTTTGTGCCAATAGCCGATGTAGAGCGTACGTGGTTTAGGCGACTGGCTGAAATATGCCAAAGCTGCTTTATATTCCGGATCGTCAACGCCGTAATCCTCACCCACTTCGGTGATATTGGAATATGGGCGCATACGCTCAATGGCATCGATCACACCGCTGGTGGTACCGAGAATCAACAAAGAGCCAAACGAGCGCGGTCCTGCCGCCAATGCAGCAAGGCTAATGCTGACATTTACGACATTAGAAACGGGCAATGTCATGGATTACTCCTGATTTAATTTTATTGTTCCAGCATCTACGAGCGACTTTACTGCAAACGTGCGTGACGTTTTCCGCATAAAGACAGCGGTCAGATCATATCGATGTACATACTGATTATTGAGAAAGTCAGGTGCGGTGATGATCTCACCGGTACTGATAAATTTGATTTGCTGCGCTTTGAGCTGCGCAATATTTTGCGGAATTGCTAGACCATCTTTAAGGACGTTTGCGATCGACTGGCCATGGTCGCCGTAGAACGATAAAAATAGCGTCAACTCTTCATGTCGAATTGAATCCATCGTTTCGTCTTTCTGGTCGAAGTACGGCCCATCATCTGGAATTATTGACTTTACAGCGAAGGCGCACCAATCCGCACCAATGGCAGGCATTGGCGGTGGATCTTTCTGGAATCGTGGACGAACCATTAATCCAGGTAAAGAAGTAATCCCCACAATGAAAGCTTGAAAGATATCCTCCAGCTCTTGGTCATAAGCAGATCCGCCGCTGGGGGTGATGTATCCCCCTGAAGCAGAATCACCCATGATTTACCCCAGTGGCTTAAGCTCACAAATTGCTTTTACGAAACCTTGGCCATAATGCAAATTATCCAGCACCTGAGTCACAATGTAGGTTTTACCCCGCCATACGATCTCATCTGCTTTGGTTTCAGAATTACCTGAGGACAAAGCAAACTTGGTATGAATGTTAATTGCACCTTTAATTAAAGTACCATCAGAACGGCGGTCCATGTTTAGACCGTTATTGGTAGTTACTACACCAGAAAAAGTGGATGATGTAACGGTCTCTTGCGATCGTCCGTTATTACCAACGATAACTGCAGTACGATTACATACAATCTCAGTATCCATAAAATCAGGATCTAGAAGTACATCTGAGACATCAAGACGAGCCACGTTTTACCTCCTTTTCCTTTTTCATGATGATGTAAGTCACTGACTTTCGTAATTGACCAGTATCGATCAACGGCCGAACCAGATCTGTTTCTGCTGACCCCGATTCAAGCTGTTTAAGATACTTTTTAGCACCTTTACGACCACGCCGTGCACGTGCTCGGATAGTGGCCAAAGATAACGGCGCAAATTCACCATTCACGAAGTAGGCCCGAACAGAGTTCATAGCGACCATACCTGCAGACTCAAGCAACATCATCATGCGTTTATGGTTTCCCGAAAATGCCGCATCAACAGCCTTGACCAACTTATCACCAACCTCGTCTTGCACCTCCTCTACACCAGGCACAAGAAAAGCTCGATCTGGAATATTCATCGCCGGTGAACCGTTTTCTTGAAGATAACCGATCTGGGCATTGGTAAGGCCGTCACTATCAGTTCGGGCCTCGCCGTGGGGAATGCCAACCAGCACATCCATCTTAGACAGTTCACCAACAGCCTGCAGAATATCTAGCAGACCATTTCCAGTGGAAGTTACATTACTGCTCATAACTGAACACCTCCAGCACCAACCATCATCATAAGTTGATAGAACTGGACGCCCCAAGTAGTTTGGTTCCAATGGCCAGCATCGGTAATGATTACCCCAGACACATCCATGGACTTAGAAACACTGTCCACGGCCTTAGATGTCTCATTACCGACAATCTTACCAGCATCACCACCAACACTTTCTGCATCCATTCCACGCTTATACAACGTGAGATAGTGAGCGATAAACAAGGTTAGGCCATAATCGAGCAGATCCTCCCATCGATCCTCATTCAGCAACTTATTCCCAAGGTTCAAGTAAAAATTAAACTGGAATGTTGGATATTGCATAGGATCTGCAAAAACTGGCATTGTTTCTCGAAAGGACTGCTCATCGATCATGGGTTAGGCTTCCTTTGGTTGCTCTTTGGCCTTGGTTGTCCCTTTAGCACCAGCACTAGCATCAGTTTCCGTTGCCGGCGCTTGTTCAGCTTTGGCTAACAGAATTTTAAGATCACTGATCTCTTTATCTTTTACCTTGGCTTCTGCGTTGAGTTTTTCAATCGTTTCCGTTGCCTTGTCCGATTGTTCCTGCAATACCTGCAGTTCAACCTGCAATTGCTCTACTTGCATTTGCAGTTCACCTGCATGAACATCTTCTTGAGTGAGTTCTTGGCAATGAGCTTTAACAAACCAATTATCAGCAACTTTCTGATCTACATGCTGCAGACCAGGATTAAGTTTTTCTGTGATTGCGCGTCCATGCTCATCGGTACCAAGATTTACAGTCAATGGACGTGAAAGGAGAATTTGTACTTGCTTAGTCATGCGGATCTCCCTATAGCCCATCTGCGTAGAATGCTGTTTCTGGATATACCCACTCAACTGCACCTAAGCGGCCGTAATATGTAGTTAATTGACGTAAATCGCGGTATTCAATCGGTGTACGTTGTAACGGCACCATCGGGAAGCGAACACGATTTTCACTTTGCTCGTAGCACATCATGCGGTCAGTGCCTGCGGTACCACGACCAACACACCATTTAGATGGCTGAATATCCAGAGGCTTGCCATTCTTCGCCATGGAAATACAGTTCAATTTGATGTATTCCAAAATTGAGATATTGCCCGCTTCTGAAACTTTACGGGTAACAATCAATCCGAACTGCTCAGGTGGTAATAGCAACTTGGAAGGACAAACAGCAAATGCTGATGCAACCCATGCGTTGTATAAGATCATGTTTACGTCAGCTAGGATCTCGTCTGCAGTAGCTGTTGCCCATGTTTTATTGACGTTAGTAGCCCCAACCTTGTCAGAGTTAAGTAGCCCTTGTACACCCACAATTTCGTCACCAATATAGACTTGCTCATCAGTATCCATATTGTGTTTGAGGATCAAACCACTATGTTTAAGTGCATCTACAGGACGGCCAATTTTACGAGCTGACTCAAGCTCTGGAATAGTCCAACCGATTTGATTAGCCCATAGTGTCAACGGTTGAGCTGTCTTACCGATATCCAATGCAATTCCTTGGATAGCATCTGCGTTTTTACCTACCCAAGATTTACCTTGAGGAGATGCTCCACCCGCTGCAGCAAAGGTCGCATTCGAGAAACTCGAAATTTCATCGGCAATTGATACGTCTGAACGTAAATCGATGTCACGGGACCAAGTTACATCAGCTAATGGCTCATGCATTGTCTGGTCTAAACGTTCCAATTCACCAACAAGGAAAGCACCAGAACTATCAACCGTCTGAGAGTCGAATGTCATGAAATTATCACGGGTGCGTGCGCGTACTGGGGTTGCTGTCCCCATGGCAACCGCTTGGGCAAGAGTAGTTGCAATAATTAACTTACTCATATTGTGTTTTCTCCAGGCACAAAAAACCGCTTTTAAGCGGCTGTGCGAATCAGATTTATTTTAGATGTTGAATGAAATTTCTACGTTACCCTGAGCATCAGCATCATGCATAAAGAAAGCATTTTCCAGCTCAATACTGTTCGCCCCATCTGCTGCGGCTTCAATACCACCAACAGGTTTAGCTTCAGTACCAGCGCTAACACGCACGTAAACGGTACCAGCTTTCTTAGCTGTGCCTGCATTACATTTCACAGTCATATAACCACGGCGTAACACGTCTTGAATGCCATTAGGCTGCGGTACCGCTTTGCCTAGCTCATTCTGTGCTGATTGCGTTGGGTAGGCGCGAACAAACAGGCCGTAGATAACATCCGCCGTGTCTGCTGCCTCTAGAGGTACAAATTTACCGTTTACCGTACTAATCTTACCGAATAGGCCAAATGCAGCGAATTGCGCACCTACTGGATGAGATTCAATTGTTGATTGGCTTTTACGTGAGACATCACCAGGGATACCGCTTGGCATGCGATATAAAAAAGCGTTTGACATGATTATTTTCCTTGTTTGTTCCAGAATTCACGGTTACGAGCATTAATGTCTGCTGGAGTTGGTGCAGCTCGGCCGAAATCACTTGTTTTAATTCCAGAACGAACACCAAGGGCATTGTTCTGCTGTTTGATCAATTCAGATGCTCCTGCGAATGCGGCATCGATCGTATAGACAGGCAATTTGTCAAAGTCAGGATTTGCACCAACGAACGGCGTGATTGCCTTCTGGCCATCCTGTGTAGCAAAAGAAGCTTTCAGTACCTGGCGTTTTACATTCAGTACAGCTTTACCGTTTTTGGCACTGTCGAAAGTTGGCATGCGATAACCAGGTGAAAGGATTTCTGCACGGGAAATAACTTCTTTAAGCGAGTCACCTGTGTAACTCTGAACACCTTCATCCGAAAGCTTTTCAGCTTTTTCAGGATCGGTAAGATCACCATCATCCTTTGTTTCATCGTCCGGCTCACCATCATCCTTTGTTTCTTCTTTTTCAGAATCCTTGGTCTTTTTCTTTTCAATAGCTGACATTCGTTTATCCATGGTTTTCATGAACTTGCGCATTTCAGCCTGAAAAGCTGCATCTCCCGTTTTGGATTTTTTATCCTCAAGTTCGTCGTCATCTTTTGTTTCATCGTCATCATCTGAATCAGAGGTTTGTTCAGCTGCTTCGATGGCCTGATCCACGGTACGTTTAATACCCAGTAACTCTTTATACCAAGGCTCTTTTTTTGTCTTAGTAGACATAAAACTATCTCCTATAGAGCAGCGAGAACCGCATCGCCCTTTTTCAACTAATGCAATATGGTTCACCCGAATATTGCTCTGTAACCCTTTGCCCTTGCTGGTCTCTGTATAGTCAGCATCGTAGCCTAGGGAAATTTCTACTTTTCCATCGAGAACCTTTTGAATGGTCTCTTTGTCCATGACCAAAAGATCTGCCATAAGAAAGTCAGTATCTACACCATTACCACGGCGAATATCTTTACCTATACCTTTTGATAGTTCTTTCCAGTTATCTGGAGTAACCCAATCATCAGGATGATCATCGGTAATAGGCTTGCTTTCAGCACTTGCGATCGTGATTGGATCAAAAAGAACATCCTCGCCACGATAGATGATGATTAAGCCTGTATTGTCGGCAGTAACAGGGACCTCGCCGTCCGCATACATCAAAGTTCCGATACGTGCGATCGGAACATCACGGCATAACAAATAACCCTCGGGGGTAATTTCGCGCGTGCGCCCTAACTGGCCAGTGGTGTAAATCTCTGACCGATCAACCGTTTTCTGATCTTTTGTCTTTTTAGGTTTAAACATGGTTCACCTTTAAATAGGCATAAAAAACCGCCTATAACGGCGGCAATTAGATATCTGGTATGACTGGTTCGGCATAACACCGACAATTTGGCAGGCAACCTGCATGGCCTCGCAATCGATCCAAAACTGGTGGTTTACTCCATAAGACGAATTTACCATTCATTTCTTCATGGCTTTGCCTTACATCGCCATCTTCACTTGTACGCCAAATATATCCCTCAGAACCAAGGTTCTCAGCTCTGGCTTGAGTGAATAGGCATGATGCACGACTGACCTCAGTACGGGCAATTGTATTTGCTCTGGATCTGGTCACACGGCCAGTGGCCATGATCAAGCCAGCAATTTCACTTGACCTCACACCTTCAATCAAGGACCTGGTAGAGAGATCATGTACTCTTTGGGCTGCTTCAAGTGGAAGCGATTTAATTAAGCGTATCTGCTCATTCAGCAATTCCTGATAAACCGCACCGGTGTCTGTATTGCGGATCTGCTCTCGCATACCCCGTGACATATCCTGAGCATAGATAAGCCATGTTTTCTCATCACGTAATGCCACATCAGTCATGATTCGACCTGCAGCATTCTGCGCCCAGAATTGGAGAGTATTGGCATACTCATTCAAAGACGAAACAATCAATGGATGAGTACTAGGGTCATTCACATCAAAGCCTTTGACGATCATATCCACATATCCAGCAATCTTTCTAAGCTGCTGACTGTACCGTATCTCCATCTTTCTCGCCCGATTCGGATTTAGGCGGCTGATTTGACTCTTCATCGTCTAAACGCCCCCCTGGCGGTGGTGGATCTTCGTCATCTGCTTCATTGATATCATCGTCAGTAATATGAGAAAAGATACCTGTCACTTCACTTGATTGGCGTAACTCTTTGAGGGCGGTAGATCGTTTGATCAGTCCAGATTCCTCGGCTGTAGTTACAGCTTCGACAACCTTGCTAGCCACCTCAGCTTTTTTATCATCTCCAAGTTGCCACAATGAAGCGAATTTAAAGCTAAATGAATCAGGCAATGGCTTACCAACTACTGACATAGAAATAACGGCGTAGAGGATCTGCAGCGGTGTACGTAAGCGACCTTCTTGTTGTTGATTGATATTGTCGTAATAGTTGGCCAGATCCGATTCACCAGTTGCATTTAGGCCTGCAGGTGACTGTCCGAACAATCGAACAAGTGGAATGCCTGTAGCACCCGATATCTGCTGGCCAAACTGCAGAAGCAAATTATCCAGTCCAGTAAAACCATATTGGTGTGCTTCGAACTCATCCTCAGCATCCATGAGGGTTAAGCCTTCATTTGATTGCCACAGTCTGATTTGTTCAATCTGCTTAACCAATGCATCATAAAGCTTTCCACCTGCAGCAATAATAGAGCGCAAGCCTTTAACCTTGTATGTGCGTAAATGCGCCTTATAGACCAACTGCCCAGCACCCAAAGTTGCACTATCAAAAATCGTTAAACGATCTTCCAAGCGCTCAATGACTGATTGTCCCCAAAGGTTTTCTGTAATTGACTGCCAATAAGGTAGTTCAACACCGTCCATTCGAATTACACGTGAATAATGGACTCTCTGGTTGCATAACCCTACTGAATCAGTAATCACATCGTAATACTTTGGCATGCCGTAATGAGGACCATACTCAGTAACCAGATCCTCCAGTGAAGGCATCACCATCCACCGGTCAAGAACGATAAGACCTTTAAACTGTCCTTTACCCACTGTATTGGTATTTAACGGCGTGGAAACGTTCTGTCCATCGATCATCATCACAGCAATAGTGCCGCCGTACAGTCGGGACCACTTAATTGTTTTATTAAGCTTATCCCATACCTGTAGACGATCCATTTCTTGGTCGATCATCTCGCCATCTTTAGGTGAGCTAAATCCTTTGATATTGCATCCCTTACGGGTCATATCGTCGGCAACGACATCAACGACCTGACCTACCACCCAAGATGAGCGATACATTTGCTCAAGTAACAGTCGGTTTCGACTTAAAAAGTTATTGCTGTATGTGCTTTGGCTGTGCTGATTGTTAGTCCCCAAGCCAACGCGAGCGGCGAAGTTTTGAAAACTATCCGCCGTAAATTTTAAGAGTCCCATAATTTTCTCGTATTAAAGCTTGCCCCAAACACTCAAGGCTGCAATCTGCGGGTTAAAACAAATCATGACGCTATCAGCGCGGTTCGGTGATGCGGTGCCGTCTGGTTGCTTATTGACTAAGATTTTGCCCACACCATTCTTTGTATAAGTAGGCTGAGATAACTCTGTAGTAAGCAATGCCAGCTCCTTAGGGTCGATATACTCACTAGATAGTGAAATGATCATGTCAGGATCATATTCACGTCCTTCCAGCGCCCTAAAAGTCTCCTGAAAGCGCAAACGTAAAGACCACCATGACTGGGCTTTGAGATTTGCGAAAAAGTCTTTATTAAAACGACTCTCGACCATTTGTCCCTCAGGCTCATGTACTGAACCAGATCCTCGGAATGGCTCGACATCAACCTCAGATAATCCCAACTCTCTACGCTGTTCATTAATCACACGAGCATCACCACGACAGCCAGCACCGAGACCATCAGCATCGTAATAAAGCGTATCAATCGCTTGATCGATGCAAAGGTCCATAGCCTTTTGCGTGGTACCGAAAATATCGTCTCCTTTGCCCGACCATGTTTCAAGATACGTCATAACAACGCCGTGACGTGATGCAAGTGAGTTTTTATCTTTACCCTCATCCGCAACGTCTAGCCCTGCAATGCGGTCGCCAGTAGGCTCAATGCCAAGCTTGGTATGAGCATCAACTGCAAGCTGCACCCATGTAGATGGAATTAATACACCTTCGACCGATGCCGCATAGTTAATATCAACCTCTTGAGCAAGGACCACATCATCCAATGTGGCCAGCTGCTTTTCATACCATGGGTGGATCTGCTTCCCGTTATATTCAACGGTCCAGTTCTTATCGGGGTTCGCTCGCCAAGGCATAGAAAAAACGGCGTAACGGCCGCTAAAACGATCCTGATGGAAGCGATCGCCAATACCGTTCGGGGTTGAACCTTTGATATGCACGTTCGTGTTTTGAGAGATAGCGGCATCAACAGCCTCTTGTCTCTCTACAAATGCCCATTCGTCAAGAAAATACATTGTGGTACGTCCACCACGGCCAATATTGTCCCCAGCTTCACCTGTAATGGTTGCGCCATTGTCTGGATTGATAATCCGCATATAGTTATCATGTACTTTCTCCACAAAGCCCTTAGGCTTCATCCAGTCAGGCATTTTGCTGAACATATCGCGGAATTTATGGAATAGCGTCTTAGGGTCGCCCTTCTTATCGACTAGTTCCTCTTTACGGCTACCCACACCACCAGCGAAGCCATCAACGAATAACCAACGATGCAGAAAATAACCAAGTACAACGTAGCTCATCCCTTCATCACGGGATTTTTCAATCAACCCATGTGTCTGGGTATTCTCTCGCTCTAAAAGCCATTCAACCAGTTCAACCTGTTTAGGCCGCAACACGAAAGGAATATTGGCAGGTAGGCCAAATGACATACCGCGCGGATCGTATGTCCAGATCCAGTGATTGAACCAATGAACCGGATCCGTGCGGCACTTGTATAGCTCTGCCTGTTTGCTCAGTTCGTTCTGCTCAGCCACAGCTTTGTAGTAATAACGCCGTGACATTTCAGCCACAACGTCAGGTAAACGAGTGTTTACCGTCCATTCTTTGATTAACGGCGCAATCTCATCCAATGCATAAGTCATTTCTTACCTGTAAGTACTAAACGAGAAAGCTCTAACGGCGACATAGCCGCCAGCTCTTCTGGTGTAAGAATTGGAACGGATGGCATTTCAGTATTCTCTGTTTTAATTGCCCCGCCACCTGCGCCAGTAATTTCGACTCGCTTTTCGTAAAAACCTTTCATGATTTTTTGCATCTGGTCAACGATTTTAATTGTCATGGTCACGTTATTTTTTTTCGCAAAAAGTAAGTCACTCAATATTTTTAACTGAACAATGTCATTCGCCCCACTAATGTTGTGGATTGGCTGTTTGAGATATTCCTCTCTCGTTAGTGTGAATGCTTCCTTGTATTCCTGCCTGAGATCTCTACCCGCCACTTTCGTTGGGTCGTATGCTTCCACCTGCTGCGGTGACACTTCGATGTTGAATTTTTCCTTGATGGCCTTAACAACTTCAGTGGGTGTCATGAATTGCGCAAGTGACCGAACTATAAAGAGTTGTTCGGCTTTTTTGAGCTTTGCCATAATTCAAAATCCATCAAGGCTCATCAAGGAAGCATGGCAAAAAAATGAGCCAAACGGCTCAACTGATAATGCATGTCCCACAGCACTTGGAAATGTTTACATCATTTACAAACGGCGCTTGCTTCGCCACTTCTACAAGTCGCTTAACGTTTTCGCTCGCTCCCCATCGTTTGACCACTCCGACAAATTCCTCAACGTCATGACCAGCAAGGTAATGCTTTGGTAGCCCTGTCATGTCGCTATAGACGATTTCACCATCTGCATCTCGCTCTACGCCGATGTGATATAGCTCATGCTCAATCAAAGCACAAAAGTCTCGATCAGTAGCTTGCTCGCAAAAACTTGCATCGATAGTAATTAAGTAAATAGGCACAAATCCAAACCAGTCTCGCATCTGTTGCTCTTGTCTTGCTTTACGCCATCCGCCCTGGTTAAACATAACCTTTTCACATTGACCTAAAACCATACGCTTTTTAGCAACGGCGGCGGATGATGCCCATGCAAATGAAAGGAACTCTTCATTGTCGTGTAGCAGCTCAGCGATATGGTCATGATCTGGATTGTAGAGCTCACCCTCTACTGTTAGATAATTGGCAATCACCCAATCTTTTAAATCAGGTGCAGGTGCCAAGCGTAAAGCTTCTTCTTCCTCGGCTTGATCTAAAAGGTCAGTCGGTGGAAATGGTCGGATCTGGTTCATTTTCAATTCTCTCTAATAGACCCTTGACCCAATCAATTGCATAACCACTTAGAATCGAATCAGGATGAAGACGCTCAATCTTAAAGCCAAGATCTTCAACTTGATCATATCGATCCAAACTCCACGCCTTATTTGCTAATTTACCGCCACGGCCACCAGACCAAGGACCACCCTCGATCTCAATAAGTAATCGCAATTTCACAATATGGAAATCAAAGCGCCAATGTTTGGTGTGGATAGGTTGAAACATACATTCAAACCCTATCGCTAGATCGTGTAATTCTTCTTTTAAGGTCTCAAAAGCTTCTAAATAGTTTTGTTTCGCTTTCGGCAAAGGCTTGTTGCGCGGCTTCTTTTTATGTTCACGTTTTCTTGTGATCTCGAAATATTTGGCTGTTTCCATAAATCTCACTCATTAAAAAAACGCCAAAATAAGAAAAGAAAAACCCTCAACATCTAGGATGCGAGGGGGATTTAAGAATAATACTAATGATAACAATTAGCTAAAATTTAGTATTTCTATATTTTTTAATTCAAATTGCTTTTTTTGAGGATTATATTTTTCATGAACAATTATATCAGCCTTAATCTTTCTCTTCCCGTAAGAATGTAGCTGAGCAGGATCTATATTTTCACCAAGTGTAAAATTTACTCTTTTATCATGGATATCAGGAACAAGTCCCGCCCACCCCTTGGTCTTGTTATCTTGGTCAGAGGCATATACCCATGCATCAACATTTGAATATTTTTTTTCACGCTCATCTTGAACAGGTGGTGTATAGTTATCTGGAACATTATCAACAAAATTTTCGTCAAATTTAACCTGCTCTAACTGTACATCCTTACTATCAACAGTGATTTCAGCACCCTTTTCCAACTTTGCCGGCTGAACAAAATCAACAGCATTTTTTGCAATCTGTTTTTGAGGCAAAGCATCAATCACTTCTTTAACTTCTTCACCTGTCAAAATCATAGTGCCATTCGAATTCATAATGCCATTATTCACAACTACTATGGATGGCTTGGCTGGCTCCGATGAGCCTCCTAATGCATTCATAACAGCTATTGTTGCGCCCACTGAAAGAATAGCGGTAGCGCCTGCAACAACGAGACTTTTCACTACACTATTGTCCTTAGCTATTTCTTTTAAACATTGTTTCGCATCATTCCCAAGTTTTTCTACTTTGGAGTAATTTGCTTCACCTAATGTTTGCTTAAGAAGGAATTTTAAATCTAAGCTACCGCTCTCTAAGTGCTCAATAAAAATTTCAGAATTAGTAACTTTTATCCCTGGATAGGCCTTCTCAATAAATTGAGGTGTTTTAAGCAAGGTACTTTCAATTGCTTTCAAGCTATTAATAACAAAATCAATTGGAATGTAATTTTTATTTGAATAGTAAACATGATATTCGGTTTCAACGATAATTTCTTCAGCAACCACTTCTTACCCCAAAGATGTTAAATTTTAAGATTTTATATCATAAATCACATCATTTTTCTTGCTTTAGTAATGAACGGGAAAAAAATTTCAACTACACCTCTAACAATAAAAAAGCCCATCTTTCGATGAGCTTTAATCTTATTATTTAGGTAAAGTGACAGATTCTTCAATCTTCACAATTGGCGGAGTGTTAATATCAGGTGGAATAGGCCTTTGTGGTGCTTGATTTGAATTATTATTACTCATTTTTTTACCACCTTGTCTTTGTCTAAGCCTCTTTCAACCACAACAACTGGAGGTGTTGGGATATCTGGAGGAGTTGGTCTGTTAGTGTTAATTGTGCTCATTTTATTACTACATAATGAATCAATAATGATCAATATTACCGTTAAAATAAACAGAATTCCACAAGACTTTATTTCATTAAATGCTCTTTTAAGAAAATCTACTTTTACTTTACATCCTTCCTCATATTTATCTATAACTTCAACCATTCTTTTAGAAAGATTGTAATAAACAAGGCTAAGATCATGATGGACAAATAAATTTACAGTTTCTAAGCTAGTATCAAGTTTAGCTACTGTTTCAATTCTGATTGCTTGAAATAGAAATCTTGCGATTACACATAACGATATAAAAGTTAAAATAATTAATATTACAATTATGTAGTATAAGATTCCCTTTTCATAATTATCAAAAAAATATTGCTTTGTAAAAATACTAAGTGCCGCAATTATTAATGAAATGAACGTCAAATATTTTGATGCTTTATTCTCTAAACCAGCATATCTTGCCTTAAGTAAATCAAGCTGTTTTGTCTGAAATTCATATAATGCTTTATAACTATCTTTATCAAAATCATCGTTATTTGACATAATTTTAAAATCACCCCTAAGGATAAAGTAAAAGCTCGCTATTGCGAGCTTTTTATGTTGGCTTTAAATATAAAAACTCCAACGTAACATAAATATGCCATACCCTGTGCGCACACTCAAGTGGTTTTTTCAAAACTTTCAAAAGTAAAATGGGAATAGCGACTTTTGATAAATGCAAAACCACATTTCAGATCTTGGCGGATTTGATTTACCGATGTATCACAACTATCAGCAATTTTTCTTAATGAATTGCTTAAAACATGATGAGACCAAATTGTTGAAATCCATTCTTGTAAAATTTCATCATCAATCAACTGAAGATCCATAAACAACCTTTGGATTGCTCGCGCTTCATTCTCATTTAGCTGGCAACATGTACCAGTTTTACTGATACACAAGCGATCCTTCAACTTCTCATCATTCATGTACATTGAAAGCAATTTCTCACGCTGTGCCTGAGTGATACGCTTAGTAGGCATTGTCTTTACAATACGGACCATCTTCTCAGAATCACCGTTTATCCATGCACCGAGTTGCCTGCACCATTCCTCAAAAGAATACTTAGACCAATCCGTTGTTTGCATAATTGTTAGTTTTGAGTTCATGATTTAAACCTCTCGTACATCAATATTTAAAACCGTTTTCATTAAGTGCTTTTTGTTTCTATAGCTGTCTTTCTTTCTGGTTGCCTCTGATTTCACATCCTCAACAATGTATTGGCCAACAGCGTTGTAATACGTGAAATCTGCAAAATAACGTAATGCCGGCTTTGCCCGTTTCTCCCCTTCCAGTTTGGTTTTTGGTGCCAATTCAAATTTCGTGTGATGTTTTAGCCTGGTAATCTCCCCGCGTTGTTGCATAGCTTTGAGCTCGATGTACCGCCGGTATTCTTTTTTGCTGTCAAACGTCATGCCATCCAGCTCAACCTTTTGTGCATTGAATTTATTGCGCTTAGCAACCTTTGGCTTATTTTGCTGTTTAAGAATTTCACGGCGATACTGATCGATGCTCATTGAAGTCATTTAGATTTATTCTCCGCAACTTTCAAAAAGCTATTCTCAAAACCTGTGTACTTGTACCCTCGCTCATCTTTGGCTTGAACAACTAACATTCCAGTTCTTTTGCCTTTCTTAACGAATGAAACTCTTAACTCACCTTGAGGATTCCAGCCAGCCTGTTTAAAAGCATCTGCGTCTGGGCAAACAAGATCTCCAACACATAAAGTCATTGGCTTTGCTCCTCAATAAACTCATGCTCTACCAATTCACCACCGCAATAGCAGCAAAATTTGAAGTTATGTTCTGATGGTTTGGATATCACATCGAATAACTCAAAATTGACACCACAGCTTGTAGACCAATCAAGATCAATATCTTGTTTCCAGTTACAGATTTTTTGATCTCTTTTCATCGCCCTTCTCCAACAAAACTATATCTCTAATCATGCAAGTGAATGGTCGACCATCATCTAAACGGCCATAAACACGCCCATCTTCAACTCGATCTACAACACCGTAACCAGTGAAGTGGATACCAGCGTGAATCGTTTCTGGATTGTTTATGAAATCAACTTTCACTCGATCGCCTTTTTTAATCATGCTGCAGCTCCTTTGGTTTGTTTAAAACCAAGTTCGATCAAGAATGGAATGAATGGTTTTTGTTGATCAGGATCTGAAATCAATGCGGCCATGCGTTTTGCTGCATCCATCCATGACTCACCGCTTTTGCAAAATGAATCCTTAAATTCAGGTAGAAAAACCAGTTGCTTAGCGAATGCATACAGCTGCTTGTCTGAGGAAAAAGTGATCACATCAGGTGCGTTGTTTTCAGATTGAGCCAATTGGCCAGAAGTTTTGTTTTCAGAAAAACGTTGTACCGGTGTTTTCATTCTCGCGTATTTAGCACGAGCTTTAAGCATCCACTCCGCAAAGAATCGAACCATGTTTTCATCAGAATGATTTCGATCTTCATTGAAATTTTTGAAGCTAGATAATTCACGTTCAAACCATGACGCATTAAAAATCTCGCTGGTATCGATTGAGTGATCGATAGAACAAATTTCTAATTTCAAAGTTTCCAAAACAAACCACGTATTTTTTTTATTTTGATAGTTGTTTTTGATAGTTGTTTTATGTGGGTTAAAATTCTTTACCACTTGCGGTAAAAATTCTTTACCACCTGTGGTAAAAATATTTAACCACTTGCCGTTTGTAGTGGTAAAAAAATTTAACCACTTTGGCGAGTTATCCACATTACTATCAACACCATTGATGTGGTTAAAATATTTAACCACCACTGATTTTTCTGAGCTAATTTTTAACCAAAATTCAGCCACAATTTGAGATGATTTTTCACCATATCCAAAGTGGTAAAAATTTTTAACCATGTCTTTTTTGAACAAAATTAAAGATTTCACCATCACTTTTTTATGTGGAAATTTAACCCATTCTCCTAGGTCATAATTATCTACAGGTGAATAAACATTGCCGTATTTAGATTGGTGATGCTTTTTAATTAAACCCACTTCCTCTAATTCACTTAGACATTTACAAACAGTTGGGCGGCTTTTCTTGGACAACTTTTCCAGCTGACGCAAAGAAAGCGCATCACTCTCTTTTGTCCAGCCACGTGTCTTTCTGACGATCAATATGTAAATCCGTACAGACGCATCACTGATTTTGTTCATGGCATCATCAACAAAAGCATTAGCGATCTGAAAGGAATTAGGAACGAATTTACTCACGCTGCAACCTCCAGCAATGAAATACGTTTTCTGTAAGAGCGCGTATTTGAAAATTTTGAAACTAGATCCTGGTATTCATTTAAAAGAGAATAATCTGGTTGTATACCAGTAAGATCTGGAAGACGGCGCATACTTGCGTGCAATGAATATCCAGTGACCTGTTCAACCAGGCACATCAATGCATAGACTTGGGGATTTTGTTTTGCACCGTGAATGAGATCCGCAGAACTGGCCATGATGCAAGTGATGCAACTCAATCGATCATTATCTTGATATGCCCAATGCGGTAGCTGATCTGCAGTGTTAATAGTTCCAAAAACTTGGGTGGTATTAAAATCATGCACTGGTAAATAGTTGTACCAGTAACGGCCAGCTTTCCCATTATCTACAGTGGGTTTATACACTTCTTGCTTTGCTCGGTTGTCTGATTCCTCTGCTCGCAATCCCATGCAATTTATAATTCGGTCAAAGCCATTAGCTTTGGCATAACGGCGCACCTCACGTGTAATAGGTCCACGTTTTAAATCACTGGTGCACTGGCGATACTTTGGTGATGGAAAAGATGGAACCTCAGGTCTTTCCTGGTATCTTTTTAGCACCATATCTAAAAATGATTTTTTAGATTTCGCCACAATGAAATCAACACCAGCTGCAGCCGCTTGATCTCGAGCTAATTCCATTGCGCCTGGCCACTCCATAAAACCTAAACTGGCATGCACAACAAGGATCTGATCCTTTGGTACAAATTCAAGCAGTTTTATCATCATGGCTTGGCTGTCCTTGCCGCCAGAATGGTTAATGACAAACAAAGATGGTTTTAACCAGATGTCATCAATGATTGGTATCATGCATCACCGCCCTGGTCTTTAACCTGAATAAACCGACCAAACATGATGATTTCTTTGCATCGATGTAAACTAGAAATGATCGTTCCAGCATCTTGATATGAAATTCGATGATCTTTGCTCAATGCTTCGATTAGCTCATCACGTGTTACTGCAGCATTCGCTTCATCACGATTAATCTTGCGTAAATTGGCTTTCCGAACATCTAAATAACTTTTTAAAGTTCTCAATGCTGGCTCATGCCAGGACTGAATAATTTGTGCTTGTTTATAATCTGGTAACTTTGCTGAGGTATTCATGAAACCTCCTTTTGTGATGCCAATGCTTTGCTTAAATAGATCTGTTCATCGTTTGAATAGCTTTTGCAAAGTGGTGAAATGTTGTTTTCGAGATATGAGTCGTCACCCATGTCATCATCTAATATGATTTTATTTACACGGCGATTTTGCTGAAGTTCAACTGGTGTGGCGTGACGTATTTCATTGTCAGAAACAAGCAATTTATGGTTTTTAGACTTAATCACTCGCAAAGTGTTGGTAAACCTGCGCTGAATCTCAAACAGATCATCTGAGTGAAAATTACGACATGCCCCAGTTAGTACAACCACATCACCAGCCATAAAATCTGAGCTATTCGGAATTTCCGAATAGTTGGAGTTATCCGAAATTTCAGGACAACTGATTAAACAATGCTTGCATTGCTCTGCTTTAAATTCACTGCACTTGTTAGCGCATGGGTGTTTTGATATATTGGTCATGTGATTTAATCTTCCTGGTTAATGAACATTGCTAAAAGCTCGAATTGCAACTTCGGGCTTTTTGCTTATTTGAAATACAGAAAATAAGTTTTTGAATACATTTCTGTATTCACTTGAATACGCCGTATTCTTTGTCTTTTTAAACTTTTCAATTGATGATTGGCCTAAATCAATTTGTAGTTTTAAATCTATGGCCTCTCTCAACCATTTCGCTCGATTCCCTTCCGCTAGATCATCTACCAGCTGTTTAACTTCAACCGGGACTCTTGTGGTCATTGGTTCAAGTAGTTTTTCACTTACACTTGATTCTTGCTTACTGCACTGCCTAATCATGATTTTTCCTCATTTTGGACGCCCAACTTCCAATAACTCTTCTTTTGTTACCTGCTTATTGGACATCTCTTCTATTTTTTCCGAATACTTGGTTTCTCCCGTGTACTCGGTTCGTGGTAATTCATTTTTTTCACACCATTTGTAAATAGCTTTAGGCGTGAAACCAAGCCAACCTGCTACAGCTTTAACGCCGCCTGCTTTATCTAAGTGAGATTTAAGTGTCATAAGAAAATGCCATTGTGTACTCCTGGTACAAATATAAATGGAACTGACACCCTTTGCAACTATTTTTATAATGTACCTTCGGTACAAATGGAAAAATTAATGACACCTTTCTGTTTTGAATTCGCCAAACGTTTAAATCAGGCGCTTGATGAGGCTGGAATCCCGCAACATGGAAAATCCACAATACTGGCTAAGGAGATTGGAGTAGGTGTAAAAGCGGCCAACAAATGGATCAACGGCGAAACTTTACCAACAGTAGAAAAAATCGTTGATATTGCTTTGTTTTTAAAAAAATCGGTTAGTTGGTTAATTACGGGTATTGATGACGACAATGACAGTCGCCCAGACAAGGAAATCGCAATTTCCAGGCTTGCTATGGCGAGATACGCACCTGTACTATCTTGGGTACAAGCTGGTGTGTGGACAGATATGGATAGTGTTGTTTTATCTGGTGACGAAGAAGTTTTACCATTAACCCCTTATGCAGGGAAAAATAGTTTTTATCTAACGGTTAAAGGGGAAAGTAATTTCCCTGAGTTTGAAGATGGAGAAAAAATTTGTATCGATCCTGATTTTTGCCTTTCGGATATTCAAAATGGAGAAATGATTGTTGTTAGATGGGATAATAAAGCAACCTTTAAAGCATTAGTTGTTGAAAGTGATAAGCTTTTTTTAAAAGCATTAAATCCTGATTGGCATCCTAAAATTATTGAAATCCCAGAGGGTGCGGTATTGGTTGGTAAGTATGCTGGCTCATTTATTCCACCAAGAAGATTTTAATTTCTAATTAAGAGAGAATCCGCTACACGCGGATTTTTTTTTATTCTATTTATCATGAACATATAAATTTTATGAACCACTAGTACAAAATTAAAATAAAACACTATTTACTTATATGTACCTATAGTACATAATCTAATTCATACACAGCAAAAAGCCCCGACACTTTCCACGGCGATCAGGGCTTCTCACTTACATGAGGTAGATTATGGAACAAAAAACAATAGAAGGCAATTCAGCTCTGCATTTCGGCAAAGTTGTTTTTGCATCATGGGCATCCGCGAGCATCGCTTTGGTTGCTGTTATGGCTACTGTGTCATCTTGCGATTATCAAGCTGCTCGATCTTCAGCAACTACTCAGCAAGTTTTACATAGCTATTACGGCGTAATGACACTCAAATTAACATCTGAAAACTCTGGCGAGGCTGTAATAAATCTTGATGGCTTTCGCATACCAGTAAAATTCTTATTTGAGAAGCACCCAGACAGCTACGGCGTACCTGGTTCGGAATTTACTGCAGTAGACATTACTAATCTTGAAATTGGTCAAATCACGGATGCTAACGGCAACAACTACAAAGATTTCACCATCTTTGATGATCACCGCAACATCAATGCACAGCTATCTGCATATATCGGAAAGAACAAATTGGTGGAGGCGATCTGATGACTACTAATAATTTTAAGTTATTGCAGATTTTGGCTGGTAATGAAATTGAAAAAGCCACTATTTGTGAATTGCTTCAGCAAGCTGGTTTGTACTTAGGTGTAGAGATGACATTCACACCACCTTGTTTAATTGCAACATCTGATGATGGTGCGGTTTATACGGACTTTCCTATTACTGATGAAGACCAAGCCAACATTACCGTTGTTGAATTACGTGAGTTGGTCAATTGCGGAAAACTTGCAAAACTAAATTTAACTAACCGTCAGCAACAGGTTTTGCAATGCGTAATGGATGCAAGCCTTGAGGGTGCTCGCCCTTATACCTGGCATATCGTTAAACGGATGTCGGCCAAAGGACATGAAATAACGGAGAAGCAATGTTCTTATGATCTTGGCGTGATTATTCGTACAAAAGGTACGGGTGTTTACTCGATGAAATGTGATAACCGCCCAAAACTTTGGATTTATGAAGCTCCAAAAGCCGAGGTGAAGTCATGAATAAGAAACGCTTCACTACCCCATTTCGCGAGTTTATTACCCGCGATGACCAAGGTCGATATCACGTTCGCTTAGGTCCACAAACATTTTCTACAAACTGGAAGTTTACAGATATTCGTTTAGAGACTGAAAGCGGCGGTACACCTGTAGATCCTGAGTTGTTGAAATCAAAGCCTTGGATTCTTCGCAATCTACAACAAGAAGTTAATGCTCAACGTAAAAAAGAACGTGAAGCAATGTACTCAAAAGACTGCTTTCAACGCAATCCGTACAGCGCAAATCAACGTATGGCTTACAACAATACTAAATCTAATAAGGGGTTGTAATCATGGCTCTAAATATCATTAATGCTGATCAACCATTACAAGTTAATGCAATCATTACCTATTTATATGCTGATCCTGGTCTAGGTAAAACGTCTTTGGGCTTTACTGCAGATAAAGCAATTTCTTTCGACTTTGACCGTGGCTCACATCGAACAGGTGAGTTACGACGAGGGGCTGTGATTCCTGTTCAGCAATGGAAAGATGTAGCTGATTTAACTCCACAAGACTTAGCACCATTCAATACAGTTGTTATTGATACCGTTGGGGCAATGCTTGAAAGCATTAAGACTCACCTACTATTAACTGCAAACAATCGCCAAAAAGATGGTGCTCTTAAATTAAAAGCTCAGGGATTGGCAAACCAAACATTTAAGCAATACATCAATACTTTGATCAGCCTTGGAAAAGATGTTGTTTTTATTGCTCATGCTTCAGAAGATCAAAACGGCGACCAAATTATCTACCGCCCAGATTTAGGTGGTAAGAACCGTAATGAGCTATATCGTATTGCTGACATCATGGGTTACTTAACAACAGTTACCACAAGTGAGGGTAAAAATGCCCGTGTCATCAGCTTCAAACCATCTCCTACTCATCATGCAAAAAACTCAGGTGCGTTGGGTGGTGAGACTGGTGAAGTATGGGTTCCCGATTTAAAAACCTATCCTACTTTCTTAGCTGATCTTATTACACAAGCTAAGAATCACATCAACACACTCACGCCTGAACAATTGGCCACAGCGAAGGCAGCAGAGGATTTAGAAAACTGGAAACAAAGCTGTGCTGAAGCTGAGCATGCGGGCGATTTAAATCAGCTTACAGAGTCTTTAAGCAAGGACCACATGTACTACCAAAACATGCGCCAAATCATGCTTGCTCGATCTAAAGAGCTTGGGTGCACTTTTGATAAAAATCAAAACAAATGGATCGGTCAGCCTGAGTTCATTGGAATCAGTGACGCTCAGAGGGATGAGCTACAAGATTTTATTGCTGAGCGAGGCTTGGATATCAAAAGCGTATGTGAATACCTTGGCCTAGATGCATTAACTCAAATCGAAGTTTCAAAACTTGAAGCTGTAAAACAGGAAATCGATAACCTAGCTAAACAGGAATTGCATGCATGAGCGCAATAATTTTAGACACTGAAACTCATGACATGAACGGCTATCCAATTGAGATAGCCCATGTTCCTGTCTCATTTGAAGAGGGCGTCCTTTTTGTTGAGAAAAAGTATGCGTTTGATGAGTATTTCTCTTGCCCTGAACCTATAAGCTACGGCGCTATGGCTGTGCATCATATTCTTGAATCGGATATTGCTGGAAAGCCAAGCTATGAAACTTTCCGTTTACCTGAGGGTATTCAATTCATTATTGGCCACAATGTTGATTATGACATTCAAGCGATAGCTATGGCTGATAAATCTATCAATGCTAAAGCGATTTGTACTTTGGCTTTATCACGAATGATTTGGCCAGATGATGCACATAACCTTTCAGCGTTAATCTACAAATTCACAAATGGATCTGAAAAAGCTCGCGAAAGTATACGAAATGCACATAACGCCAAACAAGACGTTTTGCTTACTGCGGTTCTTTTAAAGCAGATTTGCAAAGTACTTGGTGTGAAAGACATGCAGTCTCTTTTCTTGTTTTCTGAACAAGCCCGCATCCCTACGCATCTGACCTTTGGCAAACATAAAGGCACGGCGATTAAAGACATTCCTGCTGATTACGTTGTTTGGTTACTCATACAAGATGACTTAAATCCGTATCTACGCAAAGCATTAAAAGGATAAGAAGATGACAAATATTTTAAACGCTCAAGAAGCATTTGCAGCTCTTCAAAAAGGTAAAACCGTTTTATGTCGCTATGCTGGTGACGGCACTCTTCATGCTGATAAGGATTTCAGTACATTGGATCAGATGCCTGCAACAGTTTTTGCTTTACCTAATTATGAATTTTGTATTCAAGTTGAAATGCTCGAGATAGCTGGTATTACTTTTACTAAGCCTTTAACGATTGAAGAAATCGAACAGGGTCAAGACGTGTTTTTGATTCAACCTCATGCTGTGATTCAGCAATATAAATTCAATGAAAACATCGATGAATTAGTCGATGGGATTCATGCTGGATTTGCTCAACGTGATTTTGAAAATGCTCACCTACAATACAAGGCATTTTGCGAGGCTGTTGGTGGCACACCTATTCAAGTTAATTTGGAAATTGTGGAGCAACCGAAAAAAAAGCGAGCTTCAAAAAAACAAAATGAATCTAATGGGGTTGTGCAGCAATCCACTCTTTCTGCTAATGATGACACTTCTTTAGATGACATTATCGGTCCAGTTACAGCTCAATGTCCTGTCTCAAATGATGTTGAAAAAAGGACATTACAAGAAATGTCGGCAACACCAATTAAACAGAATGAGTCAACCTATTTTGATGACATTGCGGCTGCAGCAGTCGGTAAGGCTAAAGAAATTGATACGGAAACTGTGCAGAAAAACAATGAACGCAATCTAATTGTAGAGGACGAGGATAAATACCAAGAAAAACTCGCGACATTAAAACAGCGTGTAGATGAATCCCAAACCCCTACTGAAGTGAATGCTGTTGTTAAATACACGAACTCCTGGTCAGCTGAACAACGTGCACCACTGTTGCAATATATGCACAAGCGACTTGAAGTTCTTCAACAAAGTAAGGCTGCTGAACAACCATCACTGATGGTCAGAATTCAGAATGCACCCGACTTAACCACTCTTGATGCTCTTGAAATTGATGTGTCCAGTTTAGATCCAATCATTCAGCCTGAAATGATGCGTTATGTAAGAACTCGTCGTCTTCAGCCTGAACAGCCAGCCTCTCTTATAGAAGAGGATCTGCCATGAAATTCTCTTATTCAACAGTCACCCGAACACTAATAGTGTTCGGGTGCAAGATGACGCACGTTTTTGACAATGTCGGAATCGGCGAGATTGACGATCTTATTGTAAATGCAAAGTTTAAAGAAGCGGTTTGGAGAAAATAGTATGAGTACACTAAAAGATTTAAATACAGCATTGTTCGCACAACTTGACCGATTATCTAGTGCAAGCAAAGACGATTTGGCTGATGAGGTCTTACGTGCACAAAATATGGAACTGATCAGCGAACAAATTATTAAAACCCATTCCACCCAATTAGAAGCAGTAAAACTAGTCGCTCAATATAAGGGCTTAAATGAAAACCAAAAAGCTCCAATACTTGAAGTTAATTACGAGGTATAGCATGCCAAAAGGTCAAGCGATTAAATATACGTCTGAACAATTAGCCCACATTCGGGCTAATTGTTCCAAGACACGCAAGGAGCTTACCTTGGATGTTAATTTGATTTTTCTAACAGATTTTACTGTTGATCAGATTAAATCCTTGTGTACTCGTAATAAATGGAATACTGGACGAACTGGCTGTTTTGAAAAAGGTGATAAGCCGTGGAATACCGGTACTAAGGGGGTGTGCAAGCCAAACTCTGGTAACTTTAAAAAAGGTCAGCAAACTTGGAATAAAAAACCCATCGGCTATGAGCGAATCTGCTCAAAAGATGGCTATGTATTAGTCAAAGTTGCAGAGCCTAACGTTTTTAAGTTGAAGCATAGAGTAGTTTGGGAAAAAGCTAACGGCCCTATTCCAGAAAACCATGTAATTGCTTTTAACAACCTGGATAAAACAGATTGCCGTCTAGAAAATTTAACCCTTATGGCCAAAGCTGAAATGGTTCGATACAGTCAGAGTTTTCATAAGCTAGCTACCAGCGAAACCAATGAAACATGCTTAATTCTGGCAAAGGTTAAAAATAAAATCCATCAATCCAAGAAGGTGGTGTAAATGAAAACACTTAAAATTACATGGTTGGATTCATGCTCCAAATGTGGCTTTGGTGAGTATGCAGAGGTTTCCACTGCGCGTGGTATTGGCTGCCTTCTCTTCACTGGTGACAAAGTTAGGTGCCCCAAATGTGGACATGGTGGAGAAATTGGGTGTGAGTCTGATTTTGCATATGTTGAATGGGATGAGCTTGAGGAAGAACAAAAAGCGGATGCGGAGGGGTGAAGATGGGGGCATTTAAATATACAATCACCGTAGAGTCTGATACTCCCCCTCAGATTCTACTCGGTCAAAATCTTGGTGGCGCTATTGTCACCAAGCTTGAGCAGGAAAAACAAGAACTGGTTAGCGCTTCAGAGCTGGCTAAAATCTATAATTTGAGTGTATCTACTATCCGAGATAAGTTGATAGCAATTAATCAAGGCACTGGTGGCAAGCACATGTACAATCCTGAATTAGCCCGTCAAATTCTTACAAATAATGAAAGCAATAAACGTGGTAGAAAGAGAGCTAATTAGCTCTCACTACTATTAAACATTTCTACTAGATCCTGGGCATTTGGGTTGTAGTAAGTGTTGATTAAAATCCCAATTGTCTTATGTCCTGTTATTTTTGCTAACACCTCAACTGGTAGTTTCCTATTTCTGACCATTCTTGTGATAGCTTCATGACGTGTGTCATGGAAATTGATATGACTCAATCCAGCTTCATCTCGAATTTTTATCCATGTTCTTTTGAATGTTTTTACATTAACTGGGAGTAAAAGCCCATCTTCAGCAATTAGTAAGCTTAATAATCGTTTTCCTTCAGCAGATAAAGGCACATTTCGAGAATCACCATTTTTTGTCATTGGTAGATGCACATAGCCTTCTTTGATATCATCTCTAGACATAGATAATATTTCGCCTTGCCGCATTGCTGTCTCCAGTGCAAATAGCATTGCCCAACAAACATAGTCCTTTACAAATTTTGGCGGCTTAGTTTTGTCCCACTTCGCTTGCTTCAAGATTTTTTCTTGATCATCTTCATAGATTCTTTGACTTCTACTTTTCCCCTTCTCAGGCTTAATTACAGATTGCCAGACATTGGATTCAATTAAAAATAACTCTTTCTGAGCGTACGTAAAGATCGATGAAAAAATAGAAAATTCCAATAGAACAGTACCGCTCTTAACTTCAAGCAAACGCTTATTACGCCAACACACAATATCACTTGGTTTGAAATCATAGATAGTCTTTGTAGCAAGCTCGCCAACTATTCTTTCGAGATTATCTAATTTATTGCGAATAACATCCTTTGATTTTAATTTGACACCCTTTTCAAGATAGTATTTTTCGCATAGTTGAGAAAATGGATAATGTGGCTTAATCCCACTTTCTTCTTGGGCCTTCCCTGTTTTGAGTTCAAGAAGCTTCATCGCTGCCCATTGCTCACATTCTTTTTCTGTGTCTCTAGTGCAAGAGTATCTTTTTTTTTCATACGTGACAGTTATGCGATAGGATTCGCCACGTTTAATTGGTTTTGGAAGCTTCATTTTTGGTGCAGATTTGGTGTAGATTATTTTTTATTTTAGCAATTTTATGCGTGAAATGCCCGAAATAAGGTATTTATGGTGTAAATATGGGTGATTGAAATTGATAATAATTTAGCACTTAATTGTTATATGTTTTTGTTTTATATGAAAATAATTGTTATTTTAAGCATTTAGAAATAATAAAATAAGAGTATTCACACCAATATATACAACATCGTTGTTTTATACTCTTATTTTATTGCGGACATAAAGATCTAGATCGTTGGAATAAAACGGTTCTTCTGTGTCGATAAACCGTTAGCTATCACTGCCTGATCATATATACGAGCTTCAGCCAATGCAAATGGTTGGAAATTTTCATGCGTCAATTGTTCAGCAATATGCGCCACAACGTTCATATGACAAACCACCGCAATCGACTCATATGGCAGTTTTGATAGCCATTCAATTGCATCTTTGGCATCATCATCTGGCTTAATTTTATCGCACATTAAAACAGGAATACCCTGAAAATGTGTTTGTATATGTGCCAAAGTCTCTTGAGCTCGCAATAATGGACTAACTACAAAAATTTCAGGGCGTATAACCTCTTTCAAAAAAAGCCCTGTTTGTTCAGCTTGTTGATGCCCACGTTGTGTTAAAGGGCGTTGCATATCGTTTCCATTCACTGCTGGAGACGCTTCACCGTGACGGACTAAAGTTAACTGCAT